GTACAAAGGCTGGTCGCAAACAAGTGAGACTCACATCTTCTCAAGTCGCAATAGCGAGAAAATTAGGTGTGCCACTAGAAGAGTATGCGAAACAACTTATGAACACGAAGGAGGTATAGGCATATGGAAAATAAAAAACCAACTCGTGCGAGTCAAACTAAGAGTGATTCTACAAAGGTACAATCACAAGCAAAAGCGGTAGCTCCTAAAGAGCAACCAAAAGTTTGGACTCCACCATCGTACTTAGATACGCCCAACGCGCCAGAAGGATTCAGACACAGATGGGTCAGGGTAGAAATCCTAGGGTTCGTCGACACGAAAAACATACAAGGACGCTTAAGGTCTGGTTATGAATTAGTAAGAGCCGACGCATATCCCAATGAAGACTATCCAGCAATACCAGATGGCAAATACGCAGGGGTTATCGGGCACGGAGGCCTAGTGCTGACTAGGGTACCGGAAGAGATCGCAAGGTCAAGACAAGAGTATTTTCAAAGAGAAGCTCAAGATCAAATGACCGCAATCGACAACGATCTTATGAAGGAGCAGCATAAGGGAATGCCTATCGAAATTGATAGACAATCTCGTACGACCTTCGGTGGGAAGAAAAATTAAAATTTAAATTTTCAAACCAGCGATAGACATTAACCGTGACTGGAGGTCCGCAAGGACAGGTCACACAAGGAGAAAACAACTATGGCTAATGCGTCATCAACTGGGTTTGGAATAAAACCCATTAAATTGTATGGCAATGGTCCGGAAAGCATGGGTTTAGGTGAATACCCTGTTGCAGCATCCTCAAGCGCTATCTACTTCCAAGATTTGGTATGTCAGGCAGCGAGTGGATATGTAATAGTAGGTATTGCAGGAACTGAAGATATTATTGGTTCACTAAACGGTGTTTTCTATACTGATGCTACTACATCGAAGCCTACGTTCCAAAACTACCTTCAAGGTAGTAATACTGCCTCTGATATCAAAGCGCTGGTTAACGACAGTCCGTTACAGCAATATGAGATTAGAAGTGATAATACTGGAGCGTCGGTTCAAACAGATGTTGGATGTACGGCAGATATAGCAACATACGTAGCTGGGTCTTCACCCAACTTCGTATCAGCAGTCACTTTAAGTGACTCTACTATCGCTGCAGGTTCATCACAGCAACTGAAAATAATAGGTGTCTCAAGAGATCCTGATAACGACGAAATCGGAGCTGCAAATGTGGTTTGGAGAGTTCTTATCAATGAATCATTCTACGCAGACACTACAGGGGTATAAGGAGGATAAATTATGGCTATATCACGTAATCAACTAGTTAAAGAACTAGAGCCAGGTTTAAATGCTTTATTTGGCCTGGAATATAAACAGTATGAAAATCAGTCCGCTGAAATTTATACTACTGAGTCGTCTGACAGAGCTTTCGAAGAGGAAGTAATGTTGTCAGGTTTCGCTTCAGCTCAAGTAAAACCAGAAGGTTCAGGTGTTACATACGATAACGCTCAAGAAACTTTCACAGCTAGATACACTAACGAGACAATTGCTCTCGCTTTTGCTATCACTGAGGAAGCTATTGAAGACAATCTATATGACAGACTGGCTTCTCGTTACACAAAAGCTTTAGCAAGATCTATGGCTCAAACTAAACAAGTTAAGGCAGCGTCTCCATTAAACAATGGACAAACTGGAGGATCATTTTCTTCAGGCGACGGTGTAACTTTGCTTAACGCGTCACATCCTACGATTGCTGGAACTTTTTCAAACCAGTTATCAACGGCAGCTGACTTAAACGAAACTTCATTAGAGCAAGCATTGATTGACATTGCTGCGCTTACTGATGAAAGAGGTTTAAAAATTGCTGCTAAGGGTATGAAGATGATCATTCCATCTGCACTACAGTTTACTGCTGAAAGACTTATGAAGTCTGCAGGCAGAACAGCTACTGCTGATAATGATATCAATGCAGTCAAATCTATGGGGATGATTCCTCAAGGATATGTCGTTAATAATTTCTTAACAGACACTGATGCTTGGTTCATTAAAACAGATGTGCCTAATGGTATGAAACACTTCAACAGAACACCTCTATCTACTAAGATGGAAGGTGATTTCGACACTGGCAACGTTAGATACAAAGCTAGAGAAAGATACGTTTTTGGCGTATCAGACCCTAGAGGTATCTTCGGAACAGCTGGAGCGTAATACTTAACAAACTTTTTGTGGCGGGACACAGTTCCGCCACAATCATTAAATAGAAAGGAAAAATGCGCCCTAAAAACTTCAGAGTACAAATATATGCCTACAAATACCATGCAGATTTTGTTATAAATTGCATTGAAACCTCATTAGATATTGAGAACGCAATTATTGACAAATTGGGAAAAGGTGATATAAAATGGGAATATCTTGGAGAAATGAATGATCCCAAGGTTAAACGAATAACTTATGAAGAGGTTATCGATGCATCAACATCTACACGACCTTTACAAGCAGAAGAGAGGTCTGGAGTTAGAATGGGAGCAGGAGCATCTTAGTGAGGGTAGATATACTCTCAATATGGTCAAAATAGATCACAAGGTTAGAGAAGTGATTAACCATATAAAACATGCAGAAGCAAAAAAAGAGCTTTTGCAACAAAAGGTGGACGACGCTGCCCCACAAGTTTCTGTAGCTACTTAGTAAAAAGCTACATCGTTGGAAAATTCAGATCCACATTATACGCCCTCTTGCACTCTTTAAAAATTTAAGCTATATATTAATTACTATACAATTAATTAATTGGATGTAGACGCGTATAGTCGACGGCCTAGAGACTATATCCAAATTAACTAGGAGAATAATTATGGCAAGAACAACATTTTCAGGACCAGTACAATCTTTAAGAGGATTTGTTGCTGCAGGACCTGATGAAGTCGTAGACATTACATCAGAAACTACTTTAACTTTTGCTGCTCATGCAGGAAAAGTTATTAAAATAAATGATGCTGATGGTGCAGTTACACTTCCAACAATTAAAGCAGATAGCAAAGGCGAAGGAGCCGGATCAGATGATCCAAATGCTAACAATCAATTAGGAGCTATCTACAAATTTTTTGTAGGAACAGATTCAACTGATTGTGACATTAAAACAGATGGAACTGACAAATTTGTTGGTCACGCAACTGTTGTGAATGTAGCAGATGGAACGAATAGTACATTCGTACCAGCATCGTCTAATGATGTTATCAGTATGAACGGTGGAACTACAGGTGGAGACAAAGGTAGTACAGTTACTATCACTGCACTTGAAGACAACGTTTATTTAGTAGAAGCTGTGTTAATCGGTACAGGTACTGAAGTAACACCTTTTGCTGACAGTTAATAGGTAAATAAATTTTGTGAGCTCCTTCGGGAGCTTACAATTAAGGAGATAAAATTATGTCAACTTTTACAAGTGACCAAACAACCCTACAAAAAGATACAGGGGCCATAACATTAATGAGAGCTGGTAGAGCTAGAGTTACATCTATTCAAGGAAAAGGAAAAACTGATGCTGTTTTACTTTTACATGATACAGCTGTTACAGGTGATGCAGCAGGTAGTAATTTAAAAGCTACTTATAAATGGGATGTAGACGGTATTGATGTGTATATACCTGGTTCAGGTATTCTTTTTAAGGATGGGATTTGTGGTACATTAACGCAAGATTCTGGAACAGACGGAAGCATTACGCTAACAATTACGGGTGCCTAGGAGGTTTCGGTGGCTAACACTACTTCAGGCTCTTATGTTTTTGATAAGAACTTAGGCATAGATGAAATCATTGAAGATGCATACGAACGTATTGGTATGCAGGGTACGTCTGGTTATCAATTAAAGACAGCTAAAAGATCATTAAATATTTTATTTTCTGAATGGGGTAATAGAGGACTTCAGTTTTGGGAAGTAAAAAATCAAAACGTCGCATTAGTAGAAGACCAGGCAACGTATACTTTTTATCGTTCTCCGGCAGATGGTGCATCTGAAGGAGTCTCAACTACTTTAACTGCAGGTATTAACGCCAGTGTTACAACAGTTCCTGTGGCCTCGGTTACGGGTATGCCAACAACTGGTGGAATCATAACTATTAATAGTGAACAGATCACTTACAGTGGAATTTCAACTTTAGATTTAACAGGCTGTGTAAGAGGCGTTAACGGAAGTACTGCAGCTACCCATAGCTCTGCAGATACAGTTACTCAATTTCCAAACGGAATGACAGATATTCAAGAAGCAAACTACAGAATAAAATCCACTTCGGTAGATACTCCAATGACAAAAATTAGCAGATCTCAGTATCAAGGTTTTTCTAATAAAACTGCTACAGGTCTACCTACACAATATTGGGTTTAAAGATTTATTGATAAAGTTACAATGACTTTATATTTAACTCCAGGTGCAGCCCATGATGGAAACTATATTAATTTTTATTATACAAAAAGAATAGATGATGTTGGTGCGTATACAAATGCATCTGATGTACCTTATAGATTTGTACCCCCTATGATTGCGGGCTTATCATATTATTTATCACTTAAATATGCCCCACAAAGAACACAACAATTAAAAATGTTATATGAAGATGAATTATTAAGAGCAGAAGATGAAGATGGTTCTTCTAATTCTACTTATATATCACCTAAAATTTACTATCCGGGGATTGGTTAATGACTACTTTTTCACAAGGTAAATATGCTTTAGCAATATCCGATAGATCAGGTATGGCTTTTCCATATAATGAAATGGTTAGAGAATGGACTGGTGCATGGGTTCATCGTTCAGAATATGAACCTAAATCTGCACAGTTAGAGCCAAAACCTACAAGTGCTGATCCACAAGCCTTACAGAGAGCAAGACCAGCTAGAACAGAGTTTGGAACACAAGATTTCTTACCTTTAAATCCTTTTACAACTGCGTCTAATACAACTTTAACAGTCTCTTTTCCTTTTAGTGCTTTACAAGTTGATGATGTTTTAAGATTTACTTCTGTTAAAGAATCTGTTGGTGGAGTATCCGTTGATGCATTTCAATTACAAACAACTTTAAATGGAAACATTACCGATAGTGCCACAACAATTATTTTAACGGATGGCTCTAATTTTCCAACTGCTGGATTTATTATGATTAAAAAACTTTTAACTTCATCAGATACTAGCGATCCCTTGTTAGTGGGAACATATCAAAACGAAGTTATTCAATACACTGGAAGATCATCTAATAATTTAACGGGATGCACTCGTGGTACATCTTCTATTTATAGAGGGTATACACCGCCCCCAACAACAGCCTCTGCGCATAATTCTGGAGCCACGGTTTATGGATCTTTTAAAGTTGCTTCTTTAATTGAGACAACTTATATTGACGATGCTAATACGACTATTACAGAAAAAAATAGTTTTACAGTAACGTTACCAAGTGCTGCAACTGGAACAGAAACAGGAGGAGGGTTTAACTGTGTGGTTAGTCCTCTTAACATAGAGAGTTTATAATTATGGCTGGAACAACATATGCAAATCTAACAACAGATATTAGAAACTATACTGAAGTAGACGATTCTGTTTTTACTCAAGCTGTTATAAATAGATTTATCGAAGATGCAGAATTTAGAATCAACCAAGAACTTCCAATGGACGCTGCTAGATATGTGTCCGAAGGTACATTGGTTGCAGATGATAATACTATAAATTCTCCAGGCAAAGGAAGTAAAGGTGCTACCGGAGCTTTGTTTATTAGAGGTGTTGAAGTCTTTAACAGCACAGCCAACACTCAAGGTAAGGGTACTTGGTTAGAGAAAAAGGATCAAACATACTTGTCAGAATATGTAGACAGACTAACTGGTTCAGAAGGAGATCTGACAGCTCAAGATGTTACAGGATTCCCTAAGTATTATGCCATGTTTGGTGGCGCTACGGGAGATTCTGATACTACTTCAGGAGGCCTTTATATAGCCCCTACACCTGATTCTAATTACATGTATAGGATATATTATAACATGATACCTCTGGGATTGAGCTCAAGCACGACTAGCACTTATTTAAGTAAATATTTCCCAAGCGGTCTATTATATGCCTGCTTGGTGGAGGCATATGGATTTTTAAAAGGTCCAATGGAGATGTTGACATTATACGAAAATAAATATAAAAATGCAGTACAACAGTTTGCAGGAATGCAACTGGGTAGACGAAGACGAGACGATTACACTGATGGAACAGTCAGAATAGCAGTTAAGTCCCCGTCTCCATAAATGAGGAGAAAAAATTATGGCAATAACATCAGCAATTTGTAATAGCTTTAAAAACGAAGTTTTAACAGCCGTACATAACTTTACAGCGTCTACAGGGAACACATTTAAAATTGCATTATTTACAAGTTCTGCAACGTTAAGTGCATCCACTACAGCTTATGCTGCGACTGGTATGAACGAAATTACTAACACGTCTGGAACAGCTTACACAGCAGGCGGAGCAGCTTTAACAAACATAACTCCATCTTTAGACAGTTCAACTGCATGTGTTGACTTTGACGATGTATCTTGGACATCCGCTTCTTTTACAGCTAATGGATGTTTAATTTATAATGATACTGCATCTGGCGATCCTGCAGTTTGTGCAGTAGCTTTTGGCGGAGATAAAACAGTTTCTTCTGGAACTTTCACAGTTCAGTTTCCAGCTAAAGCAGCAACTACAGCTATAGTTAGAATAGCATAAGGAGGTAATCCTTATGGCATCAGTCTGGGGTGGTGATAGTCCTTCCGTAGCCTGGGGGCAAAACGCCTGGGCATCTAATACTGTAACAATTTCTTTAACCGGAGTATCTGCAACTTCATCCGTTGGAGCTATTACTCCACCGGCAATGCAAGTTGGATTAACTGGTCTCGGTGCAACTTCCAGTGTTGGAACCGTTGTCGCTGATCAAACTATATCCGTACCATTAACCGCACCATCAGGCTTAACTTCCTCTGTAGGTTCTATATCTATGGCGTTTGTACAATTAACAGCGCCTTCTCAATTAACATCTGAACTCGGCACTTTTGATAATGCTGGAACCTTAATTGGTTGGGGTAGAAATGGCTGGGGTGAAGAAGGTTGGGGTAATTCATTTAACCAAGTAATCTTACTTACTGGTCTTTCTGCAACAGCTTCAGTGGGAGCTATAACTCCTGCAGACGTTGTAGGATTAACCGGGGTATCTTCAACAGCTTCAGTAGGATCTATATCTCCTGCCGATGTAATGGGATTAACTGGAGTATCTTCAACAGCTTCAGTAGGATCTATAATTTCTCAAATTACAACACCATTAAGTGCTCCTTCGGCTGTCACAGCTTCAGTGGGAGCTATAACTCCTGCAGACGTTGTAGGATTAACCGGGGTATCTTCAACAGCTTCAGTAGGATCTCTTGAGGTTACCGAAAAACAAATAATCTTTCCTACTGGCATGTCCCTGACTTCCTCAGTGGGATCAATAACTACGGGCATTACAGTCCCATTAACAGCACCAACTAATGCGACAGCATCAGTGGGGGCTATTGTTCCTGCGGATGTGGTAGGAGTAACAGGTCTTGAGGTTACTGCATATGTAGGTAGTGTTGGACCTACAGCATATCAAGATATTGACATAACTGGCTATACATCGTATACAGATGTAAATCACGTGGCTTAGGAGAAAAAAATATGTCATCATATAATGAACTCGGTATAGAATTGATGGTAACTGGCGCCAATGCCGGTACTTGGGGAGACAAAACTAATACAAATTTAAACATTATTCAGCAAGCAATTGCGGGTTATTTATCGCAAGCTGTTACTTCTGGGGGAACTTTAGCCCTTGCCATCACAGATGGCTCAACTAGCACTTCCAAAGCTAGAAATATGATTCTAAAATTAACAGGAACTTTAGGAGGAAACTCTATTGTTACTGTACCTGATTCAGTAGAAAAAATGTTTGTTGTTGAAGATGGCTGTGATCACGCGGGATATACTTTAACATTCAAAACTGTATCTGGAACAGGACTTCTTTTATGTGAAGGCAATACTGTTACTTGTTTTTCAGATGGAACAAATATTGTTAAAGCAAATGAATTTAGAAAATGGAGAACTATAACTGCATCAGAAACAGTTCAATCAGGTGCTAATCTTTTTGTAGACACAAATGGTGGAGCGGTAACGGTAACTTTACCAGCATCTCCAGCTGACGGTGATATAGTAAATTTTGTTGACTCAAGATATACTTTCGATGCCAACGCATTGACTGTTGGAAGAAATAGTTTAAAAATAGCTAACGCATCATCGGATTTAACTGTTAACACTGAAGGGGCAGCATTTGGACTAGTTTATTCTGGCTCAAATGTAGGATGGACTTACACGGAGAAATAATATGTCAAATTACGAAGCAACTAAATATGATTTTGATGGAGCAAACCTTACAGGTATAGAAGGTACGGCTACAGGAACAATTCTTCCATGGTCAACTGGTTCTGCGCCTAGTGGTTTCTTAGAATGTGCGGGAGCAGCGGTCTCTAGAACAACTTATGCCACTCTTTTTGGTGTCATTAGTACAACTTATGGCGCAGGAGATGGATCTACAACTTTCAATCTTCCAGATTTACAAAATAATGTAGCAGTAGGAAAATCTCCAGGAAAAGCCTTAGCTTCAACTGGTGGAGCAAATACTGTAACTTCAACTGGTAATGTTCCCGGAAACGTTCCTGGAAATATTGCAGGTAATATCGGCGGGAATGTTGCTAATACAACTTTATCCACACCTCAAATAGCTTCTCATAGTCACACGATTTCTAGAGCATCCAATCCACAAAACCAAGGTGGACAACTAGGTGGAGGAACTCAAGTTTCTCCCGGCACTACAAATTCCGGAACAGCTGGAGGCGGCGGTGCACATGATCATAATTTAAGTGCAACTTTTAGTGGTACTTTAAGTGCAACTTTAAGTGCAAACTTTTCAGGAGATGCGACTTCTGTTTTACAACCATATTTAACGTTAATGTACGTTATAAAAACTTAGGAGGAAAGATGTCAACAAATGCAAATTGGACCGTAATATTCGAAGATAAGAAAATTATAAAAAATATTGGTGCAGAAGCAGGCACTGGTTATGAAATTGACGATGATTCTTTTTGGTCTCAGGCTAAGTTCTCAAATATTTGGGCTATTCAACAGGGCACAAGTGTATCTTCAGATGAAGTAGAATATAGAGATTCTACACCTCATTCTAGTTATGCAGAGGCTTCTCTGGGTGATATTCAAGATTTTATTACTAGATGGGATACAGCACATTTAGCTCAGTTACAAGCTGATTGGGATGATAACAATGAAGATGGTGAAACTGAAGCTGAAAAAATATCAAGACTAGGTGCTCGTCCTACTTCTTATTCTTCCTAGACTTTAATTACATTTTATTATAAGACTGTCATATAGAGATTATATGAAGGAAATAAAGATAGAAAATTTTATAGGTATTTACGACGGCTATATAAGTGAAGAAATTTGTAAAAATAATATTAATTTGTTTGAGCAGCAGCACAAATTTAATAGAACTTTAGATAGAATTGTTAATGAGGATGCGGATGTTGATGTTAAAGAAGATCATCAATTATTTTTAAATCCAAGTACAATTGAGACTTGGATAAATGATGTTAAACCTTTAATTGTTAACTTTGATATTGCTTTAAAACATTACGAGAAACGTACCGGTGTTAAAAAGATACATGGGAACGAAGATTTTGAATATACTAGTATGAAAATTCAAAAAACTCTTCCTGGTCAAGGTTATCATATATGGCATGTTGAACATGATCCACGTAGAACTCCCGAGTGTAGAAGAATATTAGCCTGGACAATCTATTTAAATGATATGGATGAAGGAGGTGAAACAGAATTTTTACATCAAAAAATACGTGTTGCGCCTAAAGCAGGAAGAATAGTTATTTGGCCTGCTACATTTCCCTATCTTCATAGAGGTAATCCCCCTTTAAAAGGAGAAAAATATATTATTAC